TAAAACAAAATTTATAGAATTAAAAACTAAGCCACCTAATTTAAGGAAGGTTAAAGGTAAAGAAGAGTGGAACATGATCACTCAAGAATTACCTACAGAGCCTACAATAGAAAACCTTACTCAGACTTCGTTCTACTACATGGCAACAAAGAAAATACCTTACTTGGTATATGTTAATGATAAAGATTATGTCATCTTTGATAAGAGCCATGAGTTAATGAAGGCAGATCACTTGCAACATCTTTATAATATTATGGTAGATAAAATTCTAACATGGGAGAAGATGATTATGTTTGCTGAAGGTAACATTAATAGATTAGCTAATATGATGGAACCACCAGACTTAAATCATTTCTTTTACTATAAAGATTTAGCAGATGAACAAATACAACTAATCAATAAACTATGGGGTATCAAATATGAGTAGTGAAAACAACAACGTATATAGAATGGGAAATAAAAATATGACAAACATACACAAGAAGTTACACAATGCTTGTAATCATGCAAGTGGTGTAAAGAAAGCAAGTAAGGTTAAAGGTATGCCTTTTAATCCTTTACTTCATGATGATGTGCAAAGAGTTGCAATGGCAGCTTTATTAGAAAATGGTTTATATCCAACCTGCAATTACATAACAGATGTTACAGATAGATTTGTAATTGTAACTTGCACTATGAGAATAACTGACATTGATGATCCGGCAAGTTTCATTGTCATTGATGGATGTACTGCAATGGGTGGTTTAGATAAATACGGAACGGGTCAAGCAATGTCATACAGTAAAAAGTATGCGTTCTTAAATGCACTCAATCTAAAAACAGGAATGGATTTAGAAGATGGTTACAATGCAAAACCATTTGAGAAAAATTCTTCAGAGAAATCTGTAGAAGAACCTACCTATCTTGATGACGAGATAGATGTAGAAGAGATCATTAACAAGATCGAACAAACTAAAACTGAAAAACAATTAGCTTCGGTTAAAAGTCAAGTGAGATCAGTTGTTAATCATCTTAAAAACAATAACTTCAAAGCATACGAACAAATTAGAGATTGTACTCGTGAGCATGAAGTCAAACTAACAAATAATCAATCATAAGATTGATATAACTAAGGAGTAAACATGGATAATCAATCCGACAAGATATACATCAACCTAACCAAGAATAAAGATTGGAAGTCACCAACAGATAAACTTCCAGTTTATATTGGTCCTAAGAATATGAAACATCCAGATAAAAACTGGACTATTGGGGTCAATATTAATGGTAAGTGGTATAACCAAGCTGCGTTTCCATCAAAAGATCAAGATGGCAATGTCAAGGAAGGTGAATTGACAGTAATTTTAACACCGAGTGGAGCAGGAGCAAGTAAAAATGCCTTTGCAAAACCAAGTGAAGGTGCTAATAACGAATATACCTTTTAACTTAGGCTAAAGGGTATCCAGCAGGGTGGGGTTTTTTTTCCCTTTCTAATCGTTTTCCCCACCTTGCTAAAAAAAGGATTTAACATGACAGATAATATAAAAGAACCATCACACTACATAGCAAACAAAATTGAACCTATTGATTTTATAATTAAAAATGAATTTGATTTTTGTGAAGGTAATGTAATTAAGTATATTTCTAGATACAAAAGAAAAAATGGTATCGAAGATCTTAAAAAAGCCAAACAGTATATAGATTTTTTGATTAAAAAAGAAGTTGAAAAAACTAAATAAGTATGACAAAATTTAAAAGAATTATCAATGGAGAGTGTCATTTTGAAATGATTGAACTTTTTGATGATGTACAGAAAGCTGCAAACAACTCGAATAGAGGAGAGTTTGTAGAATGCAAGATCAACAATATAAAATATGATTTTGCAACAGTAAAAAAGGAGCATGATGGAACAAACCAAGATGCGTCTGCAGAAGTTGATGGATCAACAGAGAAAAAAATCTGAAAAATATATCCAGACACTTCAAAAGGTTAATAGGCTAAAAGCTGAAAGCCATGACTTATATATAAAAGTCAATGAATGCAGAGAACAGTTAATGGCAGCAAAATAACCATTAACTTAATAGTTGAAAAAAAAGAAAGGAAAACAGTAGGGGATCTATGACCATAAATATAAGTAAACACTATAAAAAACATATAAAACATTTAGACCAAAATACATTTATCTATAAAGTTAAGAAAGCATTTTACCTTCTTACGAATCAAGAAGAAAGATTATATGAGGTAGGATTCTCGGAAGGATTTTTATATGCTGCGAAACTTTTACAAAAGCAACCCATACAAGATAGTAATAACAAAAAAATTATAGGAGTTGTTTATAAAAATGCAAACTTAAAAACTGTTAATACAATAGTAGATAAAGTTTGTGCAAAATATCTTGTAAATAAATATGATGTATTCAGTAAGAGTAGGTCTAGAGATGTAGTGAGAACTAGAAGTATTCTTTATAATCTTTTACATGAAGAATATAATGTGAGTATATCCTCTATTGGTAGAGTGTTTGGTCAAGATCATACTACAGTTTTACATTCTATAAATCAAAAACAAAACAAATCTATATATTGGGGTAGCGAATATTCTATATGGCAAGAATATGCTCATTTAAAAGAGGAGCTATTACCAATAACTACTTAAATGAAAAAAAAAGGTTGGAACAAACAAAAAGTTAAATCTTTTATTTGTGGTTATTGTAGGGAGTGTGATAAAGAATTATTAAGCGATGAAGGTGGATGGATTATTACAGCAAAGAAACAATATTTTTGTCATGATGGTAAAGATGGATCTTGCTTTGATAAATACTGTTTAAATAATTAATGGATTTAATATTATTAAATGATGGTTTTTATAACTTAGTTTCTGTAACAAAAGAAATGATGAAAGGTATAGAAATTATGCAAGAAATAGATTGCTTTGATCTTTGCGATATACTTAGACTACACTTAACTACTTATTATGACGCACCATATAATGTTCATGTCATGAATGATGGCACCGGTGATTTTTACGGATGTATATGTAAATAAAATAATATATTATTTCTTTTTCTTTTTTCTTTTACTAAAGTTAGTAAAATCCATAGTAAATACATCTTCTACTTTTTTAAACTGATTGTCTATCCAACCAAAAAATTTTAATATAATTCTGTCTAACATTATTCTAATATTAATTTCTTAATTGATTTTTCTCCCATGTAAATCTCTGTCTCTGCTTTACTGCGAATGCATTTATATTCTATGTGATTTTTTGCATCTCTTGTAGCAATTCTTTTTCCTTTTAAACATTCTGACATTGATGGTTGTATTCTATGTTCTTTTATTTCATGATTTACAATCATTAATAATGCTACTACTATTTCAACCATGACCATTACCATTTTGTCTTACTTTATCTTTTAACACTTCAATATCTTCCAATGCTTTTTCCATTTGTTTTGTTAAGAATTGTATATTAACTTTATTGTGCATCATATCTTCTATTCTCTTTTCAATTTTCTCAACTGTTTTATATAAATCTTCCAGCAACATATATTGTTCTTGATCAGTTGGTAACTGCTCGGATTTTTTAAGTAGATCAGCTTGGAATAATTCCCTTGAAGTTTCAAGTGAAGTAAGTCTAGAAGTTACTTCTGTATACGCAAAGACACCCATAGCTACAGCTACAACGATACCAATCATATTTTTCATTGGCATACTTACTGAAGTATTTTCACTTATCTTCATGAAGTTGGTCCTCCACAAAGAGCTAACAAAGTCATCATTATTATAAGAACACCTGTAAAATAATAGTTCATACTGTCTACCTCCATAGGTTATCCTTTTTTAATAATGTTATGTGATGATAGTAATAACTAATACAACTGCTACAATAATAACAACTTCTTTATGATCATTCCAATAGTGTTTAGCTTTGTCTTTAATTTTATCAATCATATTTATCTCCTATGAGTTTGTATTATAAGATATTATAAACCCTGTCTATTATTATCTGCCTTGACCTAAGTAGCGATTGGTATTTTTTTGACGTTTTTCTGACTTATTCATAGACTTTTTATGTTGACCGGGTCCACGCTTTTTAGGTTTATCTCTAGGTATGAAGTGTGTAAACTTTTGACGAGCCATTACTTCTTTTTCTTATATTTTTTTTTCTTTATTTTCTTACCAGTTTGTTGAGATAGTATACTTGTTTTTCTACTGTACTGTTGAGAATATGATTTAGCTATTGTCATTTTTTCTTTATCTTATTCATTGTAGTTACACCAAAAGAAGCTCCAACGATTGTTAAAATAATATACCAAAACATAGGATCAGCAAATTCTAAAATTTCCCATCCTCTTTGCATAGCATCTTGAGTGTAAGGTATGAAATGACAAGCCATTAAAACTGTAAAGAAAACAACTAACCATTCATCTTTTAGCGAGTTATCTTGTTGTCTAACCTGTTCTAACTGAACACCAATTTTTGCAACATCTACATTGTTAGCAGCTTCTAATTCTTTAGCTTTTATAATTTTATCTTTTTCTAATTTATGGGTAATTGCACCTACAGTTTTTTCTGCAATAATTTTTACAAACGGGTTTTTTAATAAACCTAATAAATGTATCATCCTGTTACCTTACCATCCTTCCATTTCATATCTGGTAAACCATTACTATATTTCTTACCATCATAAGTCAAAACTTGTTTTCTATTAGAGCCAGATTCATTATAGCTAATGTGGACCCAACCACCAGCAGGATCATTTGGATCATAAAACTCTAATATTAATTGATCAAAGTCTACATTATTTTGTAACCAATAAGCTACTTGAATATTAGGTATACCTGCAATCTCAAAATCTACTGCTTGACCTTTTGCGTGTTGGCTCGTTTTTTTCGATCCTATTGCTTCACACAATGCTTCACTACGATAACCAGAAGTAACAGTTATTGGTTTATCAAATTTAGCTCTAGCTGGTTCTAGTATTTCATAAGCTACATTTTCTAAATTTTTAATATCACCAGAACCCGGAGTATTATCAATACCTTTACGAGTAGCTGTCATTGACTTTGTAAATTCTTCTAGTTTAAAATGTTTAGATAGTTGCATAAATAATTTTTACCTTTAATTTCTTTTGTTCTTTAGTTGCTCCTCTTGATATAAATGTTCCTGTTACTCTTCTTTTGTATCCATCTTTAGGAATAGTTTTTGATTCATTTTTTCTATAATTTTTAGACTTAACATCATAAGCATTATACTCACCTGTTGTCATATTTAAAGTCACAATATCTATTGGTCCAAGTCCGCCAAGTGGCGTAAACACAAGGATATTAGGATCTTTGGCAAGATTAATTTGTGCCGCAAGTTCATTAATAAGTCCTGTAACCGCTTTTTTTCTTCTAGCCATAAAGACACTTTAGTAAATGTTAAAGTTTTTCAAATAGTATAACTATAATTGTAAACATACCACCAATAAGAGCTGACATAGCATAGTATAAGTGTTTCTTTATATCTTTAATTTCTAATTCAATATTGTTAATTTTTTGATGAGTTTGCTTTTGCATGATACGACAAAGTTTTTCGTGTGATTGTATTCTTTCTAGTGCAATATTTTTAGGCATTAGTTTTACTCGCTTGTTCTTCTTGACAATAAAATCTAATAAAAAATTTATATTGATTAAAATCTTCTGAACTTGATTCTTTTATTTTTTTAATAGATTCTTTATTTCCAGCAATCATACAAGATTGCCAATCATTATAAATCTTATCTGTCATTGGAAAAGGCTCTAAACATGAACCTGTAACCCCACTACAAAGGATCATGCTTAAAACAAATTTCATTGTTATGGTTTTGTTGGAAATACAACAGCATTTATATCTTCAATAGTAGAAAGACCAATAGTTATATCTCTTAAATCTTTTCTATATTGTGTCATTTCATCTGACATTGAAACATCAGATAATGCAAAATAATCTGTTTCAGCTAATTTATTATTTCTTCTACTTCTTAAATCTGCCATTGCTCTATCAAACGCACCATCAGAATATGCTTGTTCTTCAGCATCTCTTTGAGCTTCTTCTTCTGCTGTAAAAGGAACTATGTTCCCATTTATGTTATGATGTCTTGCCATAATTATTTATACTCCATTGTTAATTGTTAAGCAATACCATAAAGGCAAATATCTCCAGCGTCTATGTTGCCAGAAGAAACTGAAAATTGAACTGCATCAACTGCTGAAGTCGAATTAATATAACCAGCAGTAAAAGCATCTTGTGCTGTTGGTGTTGAAACACAATTTGATGTTCTAGCTATAAAATGTTTTACTCCAACAGTTCCACTAGGATTAAACAAATGTAAATATCCAGATGTGCTGTCATCGTTATTAATTCCAATATCTTGTCCAATATGCTGAATACCTGTTCCTTGAGCCAAATCATCTCCACCAACATATTCTACTGTTGCTGATGAACCACTTTCGTAATGATATGCTCTAAAATGTGTTGAAGTTTTTGCAACATTGTAGTTAGAGCCACCATCTATACTCACATTAAAGCTGAAATATTTATTAATTGTTTGATGATGAATATTATTAAATGTAAATAAGTATTCCTTGTAAGTAGAAAAATCCACTCCACCACTACCATGAACAAAAGATAAAGTAGAAGAACTAGAAGCAGTTAGCTTTTTAATAAATATCATACTGCCTAATCCAGTAATAGAACCAAAAGCAGTTGCGTTCTTTACTCCATTATTTGATAATTTAACTATGCTCATTAACTATCCTTAATTCCATACATTTTAATTGTTCCTGTTTGAAAAACTGTACTTACAGATACTCTGCCAGGTTCAAATGACATAGCGTCTATATCAGATGTAGTATTAAAATATCCTGCTGTGTAACAATTATTACTATTATCATTATCTTGAGATATATTAGTAACAGCCATAAAATGTTTTACAAAAGTGTCAGAACTAGGATTGAATAACCAAAGTTCGCCTGAACAAGATTGGTCATTATCGCCACCAGTACCACCAGCATTTAATAATTGCACACTTGTTCCTTGTGCTTGATCTCCACCAGTATAATAAATTAAAGCACCACCAGAATCACTTTCGCCATGATATGATTGAATCATAGTTGAAGTAATTGCTACATTATAATTTGAACCAGCATCAATACTTCCTTGAAAACCAAAAGTATATTCTCCATCTGTTGATCCATGAATATTATAAAACTTAAATACATAAATAGGATATGAGCTAAAATCTACATCTGCTGATCCATGAACAAAACGCAAAGATGAAGAATCAGAAGCAGTTAAAGTTTTAATATGTGTCATAGCTCCACTTGGTATTGAAGCAGCAGAGGTTACAGCACTTATGCTATTGTTGTTGTATTTAACTAATGCCATATAATTTTATTACTCCACTATCTATGTTGCCACTAGAATACTTAAATTGAAATCTTGTAAGTGCTGTCGTTGTATTAAAATAACCAGCTTTAAAATTTTCCCAAGAATATTCGTCTCCACCACTTTCTTCGTACATGTGATTAAAATTACCTATAAAATGTTTAACAAAAACAGAACTTGAAGGATTAAAAATATGTAAAGTTCCAGAAGCACAGCTATCATTATTGTTACTATTCTGAACTGTTAAATTTAAAAATGATGTTGATTGAGCATCATCATGGCTATCGTTATAACCTAATGCTGCACTACCATCATTTTCTTTATGATATGATTGAAAGTAAGTTGTGGTTGCAGTTATGTTGTAACTGGTATTAGTTCCAGTATCAGCTTGAAATTGAAATGTTGCTCTGTTAGTAGCTGGATGAATATCATAAAACTTAAACACATACTCATCATAAGTATCATCTATTCCAGATGTAAAAGATATTGTAGAACTACTTGATGCAGTTTGTGTAGATAACAAAGTCATAGCACCACCACTTAAACCACTTGGTTTAGTTGTGATTGCTGATAAGGAGTTGTTGTTAGCAAAGTTAAGAGCCATGTTATGCTCCTATCAATGCTTTAACTTCTTCTTCGGTTAGACCTAAGTCTAAAAGTTTTTGTTTGCCAGATGCTTTTTTAGTTTCTTGATTTTGTTCTTGTATTTTTTTTGCATCTATTACAGTTTTTGTATCAATAACATCTTGGTCAAATTTATTTTCTTCTTCTGTTGTCATTTCTCTACGAATACCATTTATCAAAATATATTTAGTCATTATTTAACTCCATAAAGTTTAAAGTTTCCTGATG